ATGTATATGGTTCATCACAACCGGCAGATATATCTCTCGGTGACGCTAAACAGTTACAGACAGAAGAGAAGCTTAAACTTAAACAGTTATCTAAAGAGACAGAGCCTCCGTTGATTGCTCCTTCAGTATTAAAGAACGAGGTCATCACTCAGGTACCTGGCGAAGTTACATTCGCTGACTCTGCTGAACCTGGCTCTCAGGGTGTTAGACCACTTTGGGAAGTGAGGGCTAATATTGCTCCTATCGCTGCGGATATTCAAATGATGGAATCGCGAATCCAAAGGACATTCTTTAATGATCTCTTCCAGACAGTAATCAATGAGACTAAGAGAATGACTGCTACTGAAGTGGCACAGCGTAGAGAAGAGAAGCTTGCGTTGCTTGGTCCTGCTGTTAATAGACTTCAGAGAGAAGTTCTTGAGAACTCTATCGAGCGTACCTTTGCAATCGCTGAGAGATTAAACTTGCTACCGGAAGTGCCTGAAGCTCTTGCAGAAAGAGAACTAGAAATACAGTACGTATCTGCACTGGCTCAAGCACAGCAGATTGTTACTACTCAGTCACTTGAACAGGTCTTTGCATTCGCTGGTAACTTATCAGCGGTGTTCCCTGAAGTTCTTGATAGGCTTAACGCTGACGAGGCACTTGAGGGTTATGCAGAAGATTATGGTATTGACCCTAAACTGGTACGTAGTGATGAAGAAGTCGCTGAGATTAGACAGGCTAGAGCACAGGCTAGAGCACAGGCACAGCAACAGGAAGCGATAACTCAGAACGCTCAGAACGCTAAAGTAATGGCAGAAACAAAAGTAGGCGAGAGTAATGCACTTGAAGCCGTACTTAGTGGAGTTGCAGTCTAATGGACACGACTATCCCTAAAGAGGAACGAGATAGAAGGAAGCGTATTGAGAGGAAACAGTACATTGAAGATTTCACAGTTATACTTGAGACTCACGAAGGGTTTAGGTTATTCAAGGATTTCTTTAAGAAAGCTGGTATATTCAATAAGACATTCACAGGTAACAGCAGAGGCTATTACTTGGACGGACGAAGAGAGTTTGCTTTAGAATTTGTAGAAGATGCTCAAGAAGCATCTTATGATACTTTTATGAAGATATGGAAAGAGATAAAGGAGGAAGCTAAAAATGAGTGCTGAAATAGCTGGAACGGAATCAACGGATAACACCGTAGTTGCTGAGGCAACACCGACAGATGTAAATGCTAATTCTGAGACTGAGAACGCAGAAGTTACTGAAGCCGTACTAGGTGAGGCAACTAATGAAGTGGCTCTTGGTGAAGGTGAAGATTTGCTCGGTGGTAAAGATGAACCACAAGGAGAGGCAATAGCACCTGATAATTATGAGAATTTTATTGTACCGAACGGTGCTGATGTGGATGAGGCTTCGTTGAGTGCCTTTGCTAGTGATGCAAAAGAACTTAACCTTAATCAGACACAGGCTCAAGCATTACTTGAGAAGCAACTGTCCGTACAGAAAGATCAAGCAGAAGCTCTGGTGGCACAAAAGGCTGAACAGAAAAGAGTGTGGGTTGACGAACTTACAAAAGACGCTGAGTATGGTGGTAGCAAATTAAAGGAAACGGTTGAACGTGCAAACCGTTCTCTACGCACGTTTGACACCACAGGAAATGTAGTAAAGCTCTTAAAGGAAACTGGACAGTCTAACAATCCAGACATTATAAAATTGTTTTCAAATATTGATGCGAGGTTAGGCGAAAAGACATTAGTTGAGGGTGCTGTTATTCCAGATAGCGATAAATCAGACGCTCAGAAGATGTTTGATCACCCTTCCTCACAATCTTAAACTTTTAAATATGGAGATTTTAACATGGGTACTGTAGGAACAAGTTACCAAACACTTTCAGATCACGCAAAAATGATGGATCCTAATGGAAAGATCGACACTATTGTTGATATTCTTAAAGAGACAAACGAAGTTGTAGACTCAATGCTGTGGAAAGAGGGCAACCTCGCTACTGGCGAACAGACTACAATAACCACCGGATACCCAAGTACCACTTGGAGATTGCTTAACTATGGTATTCAGCCTAGTAAAGTTACTACCAAGCAGGTTACTGACGTATGTGGTATGCTCGGTACATTCGGTGAAGTAGATAAAGACGTTGCTGCACTTAATGGTAACACAGCAGAATACCGTATGGAGCAGGACAGATACAAGCTCAAAGCACTTGCTAAAGACTTTGCTACTGCACTGTTCTATGGCAATGTAAGTACCGACCCTGAACAGATCATGGGACTCTCACCACGTTATAGCTCACTTTCTGCCGATAACGCAGGAAACATACTTAACGGTGCTGGTTCTGGAAATACTAACACATCTATCTGGCTCGTAAACTGGGGCATGGAAGGTGCATACGGAATCTTCCCTAAAGGTTCTGTCGCTGGTATTCAGTCAACTGATTTCGGTGAACAGGTTCTTGAAGATGCCGATGGCGGTAAGTACCCTGGCTACCAAAACTATTACCAGTGGAAGTGTGGACTCACTGTAAAGAATTGGGAAAACATTGTACGTATTGCCAACATAGACGTAGCACAGCTCAAAGCCGATGCCGCTTCTGGTACAGATGTTATTGAACAGATGATTCGTTCAATGCACCTCGTTGAAACAGTATCAAGTAAGCAGGAATTTTACTGCAACAAGACTATATTCACATATCTTGACTTGCAGACTTATAACAGCTCTAACATGAACGTGTCTTACGAAAAAGACCCACATGGTAAGAGAGTTATGATGTTCCGTGGCGTACCAGTAAAGCGTTGTGACGCACTGCTCTCAACAGAAGCAACTGTATCCGAGTAATCCCACTACCCTTCTGGACCTAATTGTGGGTTCGGGGGGGTATCAATTTGTTCTATGAAAGGAATATGAAGATGATTTTAGATAAACAGAATATGTTCAGTGAAGATCAGGCTATTACCGCTACCGCAGATAGCACAAATGTTATTGACCTTGAAGCCGCTGGTCACGCTAAAGGAACACCTATCGAAGTTTGGGTTCAGGTCACAACTGACTTTGCTACTCTGACTAGCCTTACTGTTACTCTTGACGCAAGTGCTGTTGAAGGAATGACTGACGCTGTAACTCTTGGTGTAACTGGTGCTATTGCAGCGGCTGACCTTGTAGCTGGGTATAAGTTTACCCTTCCTTCACTGCCTTATAACACATTGCAGTACCTTGAGCTTACTTATACTGTCGATGGCTCTAATGCCACCGCTGGTGCAGTTAGTGCCGGTCTTGTTCTCGATCAACATACTAATACTTATTAAGAAAGGAGTTGAATATGGAGTACGTTTGCATAACAAAGTGCTATTTTAATGATAGAGTCTACAAGGTAGATGACCCATTGAATAGCGAAGAACTTGCGGATGGAGTTAAGGTTCCTGAACACTTTGAACTGGTTGCAGGGCAGAAGGTTGAAGCCCCAAAGGTTGAAAAGAACTGCTCCAAGAAGAAAGAAAGTAAACCTTTCTAGTTGACTACAGGGGGAGGGGATTATCTCTTCCCCCTTTTTATTCTTTTATGAAGGGAATATAGTATGGGAGATAAAAAGATTGAGCCTGGTGTTAAGACAACCGAATATGCTGTAGCGAAGAGTAACAGTGTATGGGGTATCGTAGCAATGATACTTGGTATGGTTCTTACAGTTGGTGCTTCAATAGTTGAATCGTTTGGTGTTGATACTAAACAGGCAATCATCGGTGGTGCTGTTGTGGCTCTTGCTGGTATTGCACAGAAAACACTTTCAAGTCTTGGTTATATTAAGAGCAGAAGTGACGTAAAAATACAGGCAGACAAGAAATAATGTGGGGTTTAATATATCCGATATTAAGATTTTTACTTAGTGCATTTCTTGAACTTAGGGAGAAGAACAATGAAGCTATTGAAGCAGACGATATACATGCTGGTGCTGGTATTGATCTTAACTCTCGTAAGCTCATGTAGTTTAACAAAAAAGAAGGTTTACGTGCCAGCCGGTAAAGCGGTTGAGGTGCGTAAACCTACTCTTATTCCTATCTGGGTTAGAGACGAAGAAGATGGTAAGAGGAAAGCGGCATGGGTTGTCGCTGGAGAAAGATGGTTACTTGGTCCCCCTGATAATTATGAAATTAGTGAGGTAAGATAATGGTAGTTAATAGTACCGAAATTTGCAATTATGCACTTGAGTTTATAGGTGCGAGGACAATAGAGAACCTTACTGATGCTACTCGAAAGAGAGAAGCTGAACTATGTAATAGATACTACGATATGTCTCGTAGGGCTGTACTCAGGGACCATCTCTGGAGCTTTGCCACTAAGACATCTACACTTGGTCTTATTGCTGGTGATGCACCTGTAGGTTGGGACTACGCTTATCAGTATCCTGTAGACGCTCTTTATGCTTATAAGCTTTACAGTGCTTCTATAACAGAGAAGATAGCGTATGAAATACGTTCTAACGATACACTCACTTCTAAGTATTTACTTACTGACCAGGAAAAGGCTACCTTAATCTACGTCGCTGACGCTGATGAAGAGAATTTGTTTGATAGTCTGTTCGTTGAGGCACTGGCTTATAGGATAGCCGGTACTATTGTTATACCATTAAAAGGTGACAGTGTTCTACAGCAGAGCATGACACAGAATTATCTCGGTGCAGTTACTAAGGCGAAAGCTTCAGACAGTAACGAAGCCTACAAGACTCCTTTAGAAACGAATTTACTCCTTGACTCGAGGGCTTAATAATGGTGATGGGTACTGTCCAGCAATCTAACTTTAATGGCGGTGAGTTATCTGAATCTCTTTACGGCAGGACTGACCTTGAGAAGTATGACAGTTCAGTAAAGACAATGGACAACTTTATACCAATGCTACAGGGTAATGTAATGAACCGCCCTGGTACTGAGTATATATGTGAGACAAAGGATTCTGGTATCGCTAGGTTAATACCTTTCCAATTCTCTGTCACTCAATCTTATGTAATAGAGTTCGGTGACTTCTACATCAGGTTCATTACTGACGGTGGACAGATACTTGACGGTGTTACCCCA